CTCAGGACAGACTCCAGCAGCAGTTGAAGAAGCTATGGTGTTCATCTCTCAGGGAGATTACTCAGTAGACTACAAAATTACTTTAGGAGACACTACTTACTCGCACACAAGTGCTGCCTCCACAATAGCTAATATCCAGCCGTCTTACATTGCTACACAGCTTGCATCTGGAATCGGTTCAAGCACCTACACCGTAACGCAGTACGGAGCTACCCTGCATATCGTCAAGAACGATTCATCAGCCTTCACCTGTGATGTGGAGGATTCTAAGGCTGGAGACTTTATCAAAAACTGCACAGGAGCAGTGCAGCACTTCGTTGATCTACCCGTGGAAGGCCCGGAGGGTTACTTAATCAAGGTAGAAGGGACACCTGAAGAGGAAGGGGATGAATACTGGGTTAAGTTTGTGGCTGATGATGGAACTGGTGGCTCAGGAAAATGGAGTGAAGCTCCTGCTCCGGGGATAGATAAGGAGTATGATGCTACTACCATGCCTCACCAGTTAGTCAGGGAGGCTGATGGAACCTTTACCTTCAGTAAGGCTACATGGGCTGAAAGGCTTGTAGGGGATGATGATACGAACCCCGTGGCTTCCTTTGTCGCCAAGAAGATCAAGGATGTGTTCTTCTTCAAGAACCGTCTTGGTTATGTGGCTGATGAGAACATCATCTTCTCTGAGGCTTCCGAGTATTTCAATTTCTGGAGGACTACGGTTACTCAGCTCCTTGATAGTGATATGATTGATATAGGAACCAGCTCCACCAAGGTGAGCATCCTATTCTCTGCCATACCCTTCTATGACCGCCTTGTTCTCTTTGCTGACCAGACACAGTTCACTCTCCAAGCTGCTGACCTCCTAACTCCAAAAACAGTAAGCATCCAGCAGTCTACTGCTTACACCGTATCCAACCTATGTGAGCCTGTGCCTGTTGGACGTAACCTCTACTTTGCCTTTGATCGAAACCAGTATTCAGGGGTTCAGGAATACTTTATCAACCCCGACACTCAATTCTTTGATGGGGCTGACGTAACAGCTCAGGTTCCCAAGTATCTAAAGGGAAACATAACAAAGATCACTGCCGCTGATAATGAACAAGTGTTGGTCTGTCAGGCTGACGGGTTCACCAATGGTGTATATGTCTATAAGTATTTCTTTAGTGGGTCGGATAAACTCCAATCAGCTTGGTTCAAGTTTGACTTTGGCACGGGTTCCACTGTCCTCAATACAGATTTTATTGACGCAACCTTGTATGTCACAATCAAACGGGACGAAGGTGTGTTTCTGGAATCCATAGATATGGAAGCAGGACAGAAGGACACCAGTAGTGAGTATGTGACGCTCTTAGACCGGAGAGAAGCTATCACTGGAGGTTCTTACAGCTCCTCTACCGATAAGACTACGTTCACTATGCCCTACAATGTGGACAATGATACGATTTCGATTGTCTCCAGACCTCACCCCGATGCAGGAAGCAACCTTAATGTTGTAGGTAATAACCCCCAAGGTTCAGTTGAACGGAAGCTGCCAGAGGGAGTCATCCTTGATGTTGATAGTAAGTCAGGGACATCTGTGGTTGTGAATGGGAACTATACCAACCAGCCAATCTTTGCTGGAGTTGCTTACACCATGACCTATGACATCTCCAGACCACAACTCCGTACTGGGAGTGCTAGTGGCCGTGGTCAAGTCATGGTAGCCCAAGGACGCTTCCAGATAAGGAACGGGGTTCTCGTCTATAACGATAGTCGATACTTCCGAGTGGAAGTTACGCCATCCAACAGGGATAAATACAGCTATGTCTACAATGGACGATCCATCGGAACCGGAACTGCCGTATTGGGCTCTCAGACGGATTCTATACAAGATGGGATTTTTCGGTTCCCCGTGTATTCGAAAAACGATCAGGTCGTCATATCTATCCTTAACGACTCGCCATTTCCCTCATCGCTTGTCTCTATGGAATTCGAAGCTATTTATGCAGTCCGTAACCGCCGATACAATTAGTAAACCTGAGCCAGCTAGATACAGCTCTGGAGTAGCAGTTCGCCCTGCTGTCCAAGCTGATGCCTTGTCTTTGGCTAAGGAGCTAAGGGTGGAGGATGTTAATGAGATGAGAGCTTTGTTTGGCCCTGACGCATCTATGACTGTAATCCTCCAACGGCAAGTCATGGAGTCTGATTTATCCTTCACGATAACCAAGAACGAGCATCCTGTGGCTATCTTTGGGACCAAACAACTGATGCCTAACGTGTCAGCTATAGGACTCCTTAGCTCCCCATTGCTAAAGGAAATTAAGTTTACCCTATGTCGCCATAGTAAGAACTGGGTTGAACAGCTTCACCACAACAACGATTTGCTCTTGAATATCGTGCATTGCGAGAATAGTGTGCATATTCAATGGCTTAGTTGGCTAGGGTTTACCTTTGTTAACAAGTTGGAAGGCTTTGGAGCCAATGGTGAAGATTTTTACGAATTTAGTAAACTGAAGGTGAATAACTAATATGTGTAATCCTGTAGCATTAATGGCTGGACTCTCTGCCGCTGGTTCCGCTGCTAGTTACATAGGCCAACGCCAAGCGGCTGCTGCTCAGACTACCTACCAACAGCAGCTCATGGCGGCGGAGAGGGAACGCCAACAACAGGCTGAAACTAACCTTCGCCTTCGTCAGCAGAGTGAACAGGAAGCCAGAGGCCGAGAGCTGGCTAAAGTCTCCCAAGAAGCCCGTGCAATGGCCGCTAGAAACGTCACGGCAGCAGGGGAAGCAGGGATCAGCGGAGCTAGTGTTGACGCTCTCCTAGCGGAAGGCACACGGAGGGAATTAGATTTCTATGAGTCTCTGGATCGCCAAGGGAGTATGCAAGCCTCTGCTTATGAGCAGGAGATTGAATCTGGACGCAGGGGAAGTGAGATGAGGATTACGGATGTCAATCGTCCTGTAAGCCGTCCTAGCTTTGCTAATCTGGCTATTGATCTAGGCAAGGCTGGAATGAGTACCTACGACTTTGCCCAGAGGGACTACCAGATAAAGACTCAGGCTAACACAGCGGCTTGGAAAAAAGATAACCCCTTCAGTTTCACAGACTCGATAATGGGTAGGCAGAAATACAAATAGAGATGGCAGAGAAAATCACAGCACGAAAAGAGTACCGAGGACTTGGCTACGCTCCTGCTATAAGCGTTCCGGGGCTTATCCAAGAGCGTCCTGTAGCTGCTACTAGACCTCCTGCTACGAATCAGCTTACCAAGTTAGCCAAGAGCCTTAGTGATTTTGGGGAGACCTTTAAGAATACTGCGTTGACTAAGGCAGCTAGGCAGGACGAAGAAGCCAAACAAGCTGCTACTGAAGCCCTTTCTTCCCGTGCAATGGGTGGATGGATAAAAGATTCCGAAGGAGAAGCACTGACTCCCGAAGCTCAAGATATAAGATCAATAGCCTTCACCGGAACAGACGAAGATTTACGGAAGGCTTTTACCGCTAACTTGGTTCCCAAGGAAGCCACTCCTGCTTTCTATGCTTACTTAAAGAGGGGCATGGCAAAGTCCATTGCTCAGGAATTCAATACTCGATTAAATTCAAGACTTAGTGAAGCGGCAGATGTGTATAGGGAAGATGGCTCTGTAAATAATAGCCAGTACATCCGTGAGGTAGTTCAAGAGGAATCTTACAGCATTAAGAATCAGTTCGGAGACGATTGGTTCCTGTACGCTCCCGATGAGGTTCGCAAGGTCGAACAGCAGTTCATAAACACGGCACAAGCTAAGTTATTGGAGAATAGAAAGAAGGCAGGGGATGAAGAGTTCAAGCGGAACATCATCTCCTCTCTTGAGAACTCTCCTAGCCTTGAGGACTTAGAATCTGATCTAAGTATTGCAGCCACCGAAGGACGAAGAAATGGGCTGGATGTGAAGAGGCTAACTTCTGCGGCTACTGTTACAGCAGTTTCCAAATATCTCTCAAGGGGTCATGTAGATGCAGCACGGACTCTGGTAGACCGCCTTCAAACCATGTCCCTAAATAGGAACGGGGAAGAAGTTCCCCTCCTTGATGCTGAGACCGAAGCTCAACTAGAGCAGATGGTGGAGGCTGGGGAACACAAACAACGGCTCAATAGAAACCAAGATCAAACGAGAGTTGCCCAAGTTATAGCAGCGGAGATTCAAGGATGGCTCCTAACCCATCCAAATGCTGGAGTAGCAGAGCAGAGAGCTTTTGTTCAGCAGTTACTTAGTAAAGATATCGATCTTAACAGAAAGGATGATGAAGGAAACCCTATTACAGTAACTCCAACCATGTTTGACACTGCCTTGTTCAATAAGAACACCATGTTGGCAGAAGTTCTGGAATCTAAAAATAGAAGTGCTGTCCGTGTCGAGTTGACAAATATGGTTCAGAAAGACATTGAGGACTTAATAGGCAAGCTAGACCCCGCTAAAGTAGAGGAAGCCAATGAGAAACTAAAAGAAAACAGGAACTCTCTGCCAACTCAAACCTATATACGGCTCAAAAACCAGATTACTGAAGCTCAGACTCTTTCAGTCATTGATAAAGCTCCTCAGTTCGGTCTTGAGGCAAAACAAGGACTAGCTCTGGTTGAGAGTGAAGTTGTGGGGGTGGATGCCTCCCTTGGTCTTAGCAACCTGACTCCAGCCCAACGTAAGGCGTTGCCTGACAAGAGGTCTGAATTTCTAGCCAAGTTCAAGAAACAAGCTCAAGACAATCTAAGGCAATGGCTAAAAGAGAATCCCAATAATGAGGATGAGAACGCTCTCCGAGCTGCGACTGCTGAGGCTATAACCGAGGCTCGTAAGTCTGTTATTGAGAAGATGTCGGCCCCTACAGTGATTAAAACCATGAGGGATAATCTTGAGGAGTGGGAGCGGAACAGAGTTGGATCAATAGAAAGAGACCCTTGGGGGCCAGATTTTCTCCGCTCGAAAAGGACACCAGAAGCTCTTGAGAGGAGAAGCATCACAAATATAGAGAGCGGTCAAAAACTAATAGGGCGTTTAGGGCTAAAAAAGGGGGAGACTGTTGATGGGAAATTAAAAAAGATAAACCCTGCTGTAGCGGGTATCCTTAAAGCTAGACTAGCAGACATAGCAGGGGAGCAGAGGTTAATAGAAAAAGAGGCACGGAAGCATAGGAGTAGGGCTACCTCGACTTTGACCAAAGGAGTATGGGTTCCGGGGTACGGCGGGCCATACGGAGGGATAGGAGCTACTCCCGGTAACTACAGGAAATTCAAAGACCTCGATGAACGTGCTGTATATATAGACAGACTAAGAGCCGCTCTTGTTCATACAGGAGTGACCCCTGAAGAGGTAATCGCAAAGACCTTAAAGGAGGGAGTAGTCTTAGACCCGAAAAAGTACGGGGAGATAGAGGCTCTATTCAACCCCTACACTACTCCAATGTTCTCAAGCGTTAAGCAACTTCTTGAGCTGAATACTCAGGAAGAAACAATAAAGAAGATGGCAGCGTCTTTGGGGATAGAGCCTGCTGTACTCGTTAAAGCACAATTACAACTCCTCCGAAGCCAAGGCAAATAAGTTATGCCCATAGTACCACTAGAAGAACTTTTAGAGAATGAGACCCTGTATGGTAGGGCTACTCTCCCAATGACCAAGGGAGAGAAAGGTGATGAGCCAACTCTTGATACTGACGCCCCTGATAACGAACTTTCTGCCTTGGAGCAGTATGGTGATTGGGCTGTCTCTCCAGTTAGAGGCGTTGCAGGAGCCGCTGAAGAAATTCTGGAACTCCCTAACATCCTTGGATTTGATTATGATATTCCCGATAACATTTGGTTAGGCAAATCCAAGACCACGGTAGGAGGGGTAGCAGAAGGTATCACTTCCTTTGCTGCTGGCATGGTAGGCGCGTTAGGCATCTTAGGGAAAGCAGGGAAACTCGCTAAGGTAGGGAAGCTAGGATCAACTGCCAAGAAAGCTGAAGGTGTCGTAAAGGGAAGTAAAGCTGCCAATTGGGGCAAATGGACTGCTGCGGGAGCTATGGCTGACTTTGCGGTGTTTGATGCCCATGAAGCTCGGCTGGCTGATCTTATCCAGCAATTCCCTACTCTGGAGAACCCCATTACTGAGTATCTGGCTTCTGACATGGAGGACAGCGAACTTGAGGGACGCTTAAAGAACGTAGCGGAAGGAGCTGCTCTAGGGGGAACTATTGATCTACTTGCAGCTTCTCTACGCTTCATTCGGAAAGGTAAAGACCTTCGGGCTAGTGGAGCCTCCCCTGAAGAAGTAATGGAGGGAACTGCCAAGGAACGGAAGAAAGTAGTGGAGGAAGTCCAGAAGAATAAAACTGCTAAAGAAGCAGAGCTGGAAGAGTTAGTTCCCAAACCTAAGAAAGAGAAAGCTCCTGATGTTGAACCGGAAGCTCCCAAGGCTCCCAAGGCGACTGCGATCCTAAAAACACTGGCTACGAAGAAAAAAGGGGAGAAGAGTTCGGTAGAGCAGATGCTCGATGATATTGCCAATAACCCTCCAGAAGAAGCTCTGGAAAAGTTGTTAGCTAGATTTAATGAGGATGGGGTTCTGCTTAATATCAATTCCTTTACAGATGACTCAAAATTATCCAGAGAATCTATATCACTTTTAGAAGGTCTTTATGATGGGATACTGAAAACCAAGAAAGATTTCCTATTAAAACCGAAGCAGCGGGAAGCTATCGTAGCAGAGTTAAAGGAGAACGGTTTTGATGAATCTTCTGACTTATTTAAGGGGCTATCCAGTCAGCATGAGCTAGATGCTAAATTTGTCTCCGCTTCTGCCACCCTCCGAAATCACAACAAGCAACTGACAGAGAACCTTTTGGAGTACGCTACTCTAAAAGAGCAGATAGGTAAAAAAACCACGCCAGCCGAAGAGGGTCAACTAACCAGAGCCTTAAATGCTGCCCGACTTAAATTTATTCAGCACAGGGAGCAATCAGCGGTACTTGCTACTGCTCTTGGGGCTATACGAAGCCAACGAGGAAGAGATTTCGGCAACCTCCGATGGATGGATGCAGCGGCTCTAAAGGAGACTGAAGCGGTAGAGGAGGTGCTTACTAACAAACTTGCTATCGAGGATATGACCCCTGACCAGCTTAAGACTGCAATGGATAAAGCGAGTGCAGTTATCAAGAAACATGGGGTTGCTGGGTTATCTAAGTTGGGAGGAGGAAAAGGGTTAATTGATATACACAATGAACTTTGGATTAACGCTCTCCTTAGTGGGCCAAGGACTTCTGCTGTTAACTTTATAGGTAACGCCTTAACCAGTGTGTATCTTCCCCTAGAGAAAGCCTTGGGAGCGCAACTTAGCTACTGGAAAACAGGAAATGCTCAATACATAACAGCACGGAATGATCTACTGAGATTAACTTTCTTCTTGGATGGGCTTAGGGAATCTGCATCTCTTGGAATAACTGCCTTCAAAGAAGGAGATAGTCTCATCCAGAAACGAGCAGCAGTTACCGCTGAACTTCAAGGGGATGCTATTACCAGCGAGACTTTCCAAGGACAGGATGGAATACTGGGATGGATGGGAAACTACTTTGGAACAGGTGTTGACACAGCAGGGAAGATCATTCGCGTCCCTACAAAGATGCTTACAGGTGCAGATGAGTTCTTCAAGCAGATGCAATTCCGTTATATGGCTAAGGCAGAGTCAGCCATTAAAGCCCACGATCAGCTCCTGAAGAAATATGGAGAAACTCCTATCCCTGCTGAAGAATTAGCTACCCTGACCTCTGATCTCATGGAAGGGGTAATAAGGGAAGGAGGAGAACGATATTCAGCAGCAGCAGTCAGAAGAGATGGATGGGAAGCCCTCCAGCAAGCCATGAAGGATAACCCTGACCAAGAGTTTGACGCCTTTACTCAGAGGGAGTTCATGCGTGAGTATTTCAACACTAACTTTGATAAAACCAAGGGGGCTATATCGGATAAAGCCTTTGGAGCTGCTCAAGAGGCTACATTTACCCGTCCACAGGAGGGGCCGATGGGTCAGTGGATTCAAAACGGAGTAGCTAAGATGCCCCTATTTCGTCTTGTGATGCCCTTTGTTAGCACTCCTGTAAACATCCTGAAGTTCTTTGGCCAACGTACCCTCCCTATGGACTTGCCTATCTCCCGTAGCCTCCACAAGCGTTATATGGATGAGTTCAGTTCTGCTGACCCAATGGTTCAAGCAGCGGCTAGAGGAAGATTAGCAGCAGGGACAGCCCTGTGGTCATCGGCAGCGGCGTTAGCTTTTTCAGGAAAGCTCACAGGAAACGGGCCTGAGAGGGCAAGTGAACGGAAGATATTACAGGAAACAGGGTGGCAACCTTACAGTATCAAGGTTGGAGATAAGTATATCAGTTATCAACGGCTTGATCCCTTTGCAACTTTCTTTGGCATGGCCGCTGACATAGCTGAGTACCAACGGAACATTGAACATGAAGATGAAACCATACTTCAAACAATTGTCCCTGCTCTCTTAATAGGAGTCTCTCAGAATGTCTTAAAGAAGTCGTATATGACAGGTATTCAACAGATAGTTGATGCTGCAAGTCAGCCCCAACAGAAGTTAGATGCGTTCCTCCGCACACGGATTTCTTCCTATGTTCCTGCGGTTCTAGGCCAAGCAGCGGGTTCTATGGATGGCGATGATGCCATTAGAGAAGCTAGGACTGTGTTGGAAGCCCTTAAAAAGAAAATCCCCGGAGCTGGCGACCTTGACCCTCGTAGGAATGTCTTGGGAGAAGTAGTAAAGCAGCCTAATAGAGTCGGCCCTGACTACATCAGTCCTGTAGTTATGACCTCCCGTAAGAAGGATGCCATCATGGATGAGATGGCTAAAGCCCAGCACGCCTTTAGTATGCCTTCCCATAAGATACAAGGGGGAATCAATTTAGCAGAGTTCAGAAATAACAAGGGGCAATCAGCTTATGACCGCTGGATGCAGCTTCAGGGAGAAGTGAAGATAGGAGGAAGAACTCTCCGTCAGCAGTTAACAAGGCTTATCCAGAACAAACAATTCCAGAACCTCTCAGATGCTCCTGAAGCTGACTTTACAAGCCCAAGAGCTAAAGCACTCAAGAGAATCATCTCCAAGTACAGGGCTTACGCAAAGCGGAAGATGCTGAAAGAGTTCCCTGACTTGATGAAGGAGTCCTCCCTTGTTGAGGAAATAAACTTTAACCGCGCAAGAGGCAGGGATGTCGAGGGACTCCTAGAGCAGCTTAAAGGCTTGCGTTGAAATCAATCCACAAGTACATAAGATACCAAAATGGCTAACACCTACGTCGATTATACAGGAGATGGATCACAAGATACCTTCTCGATAACCTTTCCCTATCTCAGTAACACACACGTTACTGTGAAGGTAGCCACTGTAGCTAAGACCGAAGGCACTCACTACAACATCTCTACGGGTAGTGTTGTCTTTACCGCTGGAAACATCCCTGCAGCTGCCGCTGCTGTACGCCTCCAGAGAGTCACAGAGAAGGTCACTCCTCTTGTGGACTTCAAGGACGGCTCTACACTCCTAGAAGCTGACCTAGATACAGCTAATAGGCAGTCCTTTTATGTTTCTCAAGAAACAGACGAAAGTGCCTTAACTCTGGACGCAAGTGGTGATCTCGATGCTAAGAGCCAGAAGATTGTTAATTTAGCCACTCCCACAGCATCCACAGATGGGGCTAATAAGTCCTATGTAGACTCTCAGGTTGAATCCAAAGATGCCTTATCAGAACTAAGCGGAACTTTGGACGATATAACTGCTGGGACAACGAATCTCCACTTCACTGCCACTGATAACACTAAGCTCGATGGCATTGAAGCTAGTGCGACTGCTGACCAGACAGGGGCACAGATCAAGACAGCTTACGAGGGCGAATCAGATACCAACGCTTTCACTGACGCAGAGAAAACAAAACTAACGGGCGTAGAATCCTCTGCCGATGTAACCGATGCCACCAACGTCACTGCCGCTGGGGCGTTAATGGATTCTGAGGTGACTAATCTGGCAGATGTAAAAGCATTCGATACTACGGATTACGCCACGGCTGCACAAGGGACGACCGCTGACAATGCTCTAGCTGCCTCTGCTGTCAGTACATTCGGTGGAACTTTAATTGATGACGTTGACGCTGCTGCTGCTAGGACAACTCTGGGAGTGGATGCTTCTGGTACGGATAACTCCACTGATGTAACTCTAGCCAACACTAACTACCTCTCACTTTCCTCTCAGGAGATTACTGGGGGAACAGTCCCACACGGTTCAGGCGGCACAGGACTCACCTCACTCGGAACCGCAGGACAGATTCTCAAGGTTAATAGCGGGGCTACTGCTCTTGAGTTTGCTGATGAATCTGGCGGCGGCGCATCGGCTCTTGACGATTTAACGGATGTCACAATTTCAACCCCAGTCTCTACTGAAGTTCTTACCTACAACGGTTCTGCATGGGTTAACTCAGCCGCATCGGGCGGGGGCGGCGGTAGCGGCACAGTTAACACAGGTGCTGATGGGAAGTTAGCTTTTTATAACGGGGCAGGAACAGCGGTTGATGACGCAGCTAACTTGCATTGGGATTCCACGAATGACCGCTTGGGTATAGGCGCTGCGGTTCCGTCCTACAGTCTGGACGTAAGCAATGTTGGGTATGACGCAATCAATATAGATGCGGGAGATGATTGGGGAGGCATAAGGTTTACGGGAGACAATGGTTCGTGGTCAATTCGCACAAACACGGCTGATGCTCTTATTTTCCGAGATGTCACGTCAGAAGCCAACCGTATGTCCATCGGCTCTGATGGTGATATTCACGTGCCTTCTTCATCGGCAGAAACACTCATAAAAGTTGACGGCAACAGTGCAACCACAAAAGGCATTCGCATTCAGAGTGACAATGCTGGCGGAATTATTTATGGAACCAATCCGTCAATAGCAGCTTTGCGATTCGGAGTTTCTTCAGATGACAGCACGATTACTGAAGCCTTAACCATCGCCTCTGATGGTGATGTTAAGATTGAAGAGAAACTCGGCATTGGGGGCATGCCGGATGTCCAAGTTCATCTTCGTAAAACAAATGACCCAATCCTCGCCCTAACAAGCACAACGCACGGTCAGAGTTTTCATATCGGAGTGGACACTAGCGAGGGAAGTGGTTCGCCTCCCCTAACTATCGGGACAGGCACAGCGGTTGGAACAGGAACCAAAATCAGTGTCACGCCTTCGGGTAAGGTCGGAATTGGCTGCGATCCTGCAACACTTTTGGAACTATCTGACGCAAGCTCACCCACTATACGCCTTTCAGACGAAAGGAATACAGTAGTCGATGGGGATGTGTTGGGTGTTGTTGAAGTTTATTCAGATGACGACTCAGCAAGCGCGACTGGCGTGACTGGGCAGATAAAAATGGTTGCAGAGGGTAACCATACTTCCAGCCAAGCTGGGACTGCGTGGGCTTTTCACACGAACACAGGTGCGGCTGGAACGTTAGCCGAAGCCATGCGAATTTCGGC